TTCAGATTTTTGCGAGGGGTCATTTTTAACTTTTTTTGCCTGGCGTTCAAAAATGCCGTTTTTATATCAAATCATTTGATGTATTAGGGTCAATTTGGCCAGTGTTAAAGAGTGGCCGAGAGGTAGGGACAAGGGAGGGACAAGGGAGGGACAGGGAGGGACAAAAAATGCTTTTTTAATTAATTTTTTATTAACTTTAAAATTGTTCTAAAATTAAAATAGTTCTAGTTTTTAATTTTGTCCCTACTTGTCCCTACTCTGTCCCCCCCTTGTCCCCCCCTGTAGATCCGCTCCACAAGCGGTTAGTCCCTACCAGTCCCTATCTTTTAATAAAATTAACTAGAAAATTAGTAAAAAAATAATAAAAAATGATTTTTTATTTATGAAATTATGTTTTTATAAAGAAAAAACGCAAAAGATCGGGACTGGTAGGGACTAGCCATGCTTTTGGCTTTGTCAAGTAGTTTGTTTTGGCCATGTTGGATTACGCGCAAAAAAAGCGTGTTATAATCTTTTTGGGAAGACATATGCCGAAGCCAGTGCCGAAGATACCTAGTGAAAGTGTAGAGCAGTTGAAATTGGTCAACTTGCTTCGTTGGCAATACCCTGACGTTTTGTTCCATTCGATACCGAATGGAGCCAAAGTGCATCCGGCGACTGCAGCGCGGCTAAAAGCGGAAGGTATGACTGCTGGCGTTAGTGACCTGTTCTTTGCGGAACCCAGGGGCAAGTATCACGGATTATATTTGGAGATGAAACGCAAAAAAGGTAATTCAATGTCTCCCAAGCAACACGAATGGTTTGCTCAAGCTTCTGTGCGAGGCTATGCGGTTGCGTGTGGCAAAGGTTTTGAAAAAGCCTTAAAATTAATTGAAGACTACCTGGCAGGGAGACATGATGCCTTTGAGGCGACACAAGAAAAATACGGGGATATCTGGAGGACGCTCGCACAGCCGAGAGAAGTGGGAAGCTAAAACAAAAGAAGCACGTAAGATATACACCACTAAACCTTGGCGCGAAGCACGTAAAGTCTTCCTTGCTGCCAACCCAATTTGCTGTGTCCCAGGCTGCACAACAGCAGCACGCATAGTTGATCACCGAGTTCCGCACAGAGGCGACATGAATTTGTTTTGGGATCAATCAAACTGGCAGCCGATGTGTGATCATCATCATCAAGTAAAACGTGGGAAGGAACGTCATGACGTTTAAGGGCAAAAGCATAGATGAGAAAAAAGCGCAGGTGCGTGGAACATTGAACGCATCTGAAGTAAACGCTAAAAAAGCAAAACGACCAGACTATAGCGCTGACATGCCGCAGAAACCCAAGGGTATGACTAGTGGCGCAGTGGAGTACTGGGACGAGATAGTTCCACAACTCTATCACGCAGGTGTGTTAACGAAACTCGATACCGTTGCTTTGCAGATCCTTTGCGAGACTTACGTCACTTGGAAAAATGCGGTGCAGTTGGTGAATAAAAACAAAAACGGCGCGTTGTCGATGGATCATAAAGGTGAAATCAAAGAGGCTCCAGAGCATAAAATCATGCGCCAGTCGGAAAAGCGGCTTATAGAGATGTTATCTCGCTTTGGCATGGAACCAAGTGGCCGAAAGAAGATCACAAAAGTAGAACCAGGCAAAGACACTAAACCTCAAGAAGCTAGTGAATGGGATGAGTTTTTGTGATTCTTGAAAGAATGCTGGCGTACTGCGATGACGTTGACTTTGGGTTTATCAATGCGTGCAAATGGGTCAAACTGGCTGTTGCGCGTTTTAGACGAGATCTATATCGTCAAAACGATGATGATTTTGATTTTGTTTTTGACGAAGAAAAAGCTAATCGCGCAATCAAATTCTGCCAAATGTTTCCACACATTAAAGGCCCATTGGCCAGTCAAAAGTTAATGTTCGAACCCTGGCAGTTGTTTATCGTTGGAAATCTATTTGGTTGGGTTCGTAAAGAAACAGGTTACCGGCGCTTTAGACAAGCATACACTGAAGTTGCGCGAGGTAACGGCAAAACAGCGATGACAGCCCCAATTGGTTTATATGGCTTAACTGCGGATAACGAAGGTGGTGCGGAAATTTACACTGCTGCGTCTGGACGCGAGCAAGCGACGCTACTATGGGGAACTGCAAAAGAGATGACGCGTAAATGCCCCGAATTTATGAAGAAGTTTGGTGTGGAACCGATGGCGCACAGAATCATTCAAGA